AGACCAGCAATATTATCTGCTGTATCTCCTGTTAGTATCTGAGTATAGAAGAACTTAATTCCCCCGAAGGGTTCTACCTTAACATAATCGCCTCTAACAAAGTTAAAATGCCAGCAGGGTAACTGTAGCATGTCTTTATCTACAGAGGCTACACAAGCCTTATAGTTTAGTCTGGCGGCTTCTTTAGAAATAAGATCATCAGCTTCTTCTCCTTCACTTATAATTGCTTTATACTTACTTTCCATGTAATCTCTAGCGGACTGTAAGTGTCTAGGTTTCTCAACGTGTCTTCTATTTCCCTTGTAAGGTAATGTCTTAGCTATATCATACCTGTAATTATCTTTACCTGTAAGGTATACAGAATAATCAACTCCAAGCTCAGGAAAATATACAGTGTTATCTAGAATGGATTCTATGAGAATATCAACTTTATTTCTTGTATCTACAGATCTCATTTGTTGAGAGGAGAAGGCCGCACGATAAGCAATAATATCTCCGTCGATTAGAACCTTCCCCATATCCATTTAAGTGTCACCCCACATCATTTCACCATCTTCACACTCAAAGCCTACAGACTTAACATAGGTAAAACCAAAAGCATGTGCGGCTTCAGCAAAGAGTTGAGCTAACTCATGGGCTTCTGTAATATCATCCCTGCTCATATCAACGCTTCCGCTGTAACCATCGTCGTCTTTTTCCATATACGCATTAACACTTACTCTCATAATAATTCCTTATACGATAAATAGTTCATCATCTTCACTTATAGTTTCGTTGTCATAAATGACGTGTTCTGTTACACCTACGTTTAACAGGCGTACACCTGCTCCGTTAGCATACACTTCAAACTGAACTTTAGCTTTACTTCCATTTCCTATTAGACCATCTTCATTGTAGTCCCATAGTCTTTTCTTTTCTCTGCCTTCAGTCAAGTTAACTACTGTAGGTGCGCCGCCATAATCTATCGTAATGTCCTCACCTTTTCTATTAACAAAATTCTTAACGTCACTTAATAGTCGTTTAACCTTCATGTACTTACCTACACCAAAGTCTTGATTACCTACTTTTATCCTGTCACTATTCATAGGATGTAGATCTAAACCTTCTGACTCTAAGTGTTGTATCTGTTGTTCTTCAGTAAAATAAGCGTTGGTTATATACTGTCCACCTTTTTGATGTACTGACTGTGCAGTCCTAGACCCTTCTGGATCTCCCAAGTCTGCATTTTCTGGGAATATTCTTGCATATTCTAAAACCATATCCATTGTGTATTTAGCCATGTCGAGTTCCTTTCGGCTGTTGGTATATATATATAATGTCTAATTTCGTTAAATGTCAACGTAACCTAAAAAATAAAGTTAGTGTATGTCTGCGTATGTTTTACCGAACTGTGCATCTACACCTAGTGGTACGTTTAATTCTAACTTATTGTTAAGGTTTTCAATAGCTTGTTCCATTGTGACCTTAGTTTGTTCTTCGTTACCTTCTGGTACGAGTGAGATGATTTCGTCGTGGAATTGCCCGATGGTTTTAATTCCGTAGCTACGACATAAAGATACCCAACTGTCAAAACAAAATACTCCTGTTCCTTGATTTAATGTAGAGAAGCGATCCTTATCACTCCTAAGACTGTACCAAAATTCTGATACGGGATTGTATAGCCATGTAGAGCCAAATAAGTCCCTTGTACGAGCTGTACTGGCTACCTTATAGACTGACCAATTACGTGACCAGAAGGCTTCTAGGAGCTTCTTTGCGTCCTTAGAACTCATTCCAGTATTACGAGATAGAGTAGAAGCACCAACACCATAAGTAGCACTGTAGTTAACTACTTTATAATTTTTACGCAGGGGTGTTAAAGACCTTTCTCCGCTGTTATGTTTGTCTATATCTTCTTGTGTAATAACACCTGCGTGTTTGGCTAGGTCTAAGTGTGGGTCAAAACCTTCTTTAGACATTTCTTCTACATACTCAGGGTCTAGTGGTTTCATGTAGTGACGTTTAGTCGTATCCTCTAGTGAGGTCATGTCAGCACCACATAATGTATAACCTTCTGGACAAGTTAGACAGCCTCTTATCTCTTTACCATAAGGCTTATCTACAGCAGGTAAGTTAACGAGAGGCTTGGCATGTTTAAACCTGAGAGTGTTAGTTAGACCTGCAATGTTAGCTTGCACGTAACCATCTACTTGTGCATTAACCATAGCTTTAATAGCACCTATGCGATGGGATAAAACAGATAGACCATCAAGTAGATTAATAGAAGGTTCTACATCTGCTAGTTTCTTTACTGACTTACATAGCTCTGAGTCTTTGCGTACTTGCTCTAATTTCCTCGTATCCCCTGTTGTCTTATCGGTCATATACTTAAATGTACGAGGTGTCCAACCTAGTGAGAATAACCAATCTTTTATCTGACTTGTACTACTAGGGTTAGCTCTTTCTTCTCCTGTCTTGACTGTCAAAGATAAAGTAGTATCAGGTTGTTTCTGTTCCTTGCATAATGCAACCCACTTCTCTCCATTAGACGACAGAGATCCATCTTTCTTATACATAACCTTTGGTCTATTACGCACTGCTGTAATAATTTTGCGTGGCATAGCATCAGCAAGAAGTTCTGTTTTCTCTGCCTTTAATTTCTCCCACTCTTGTAAGTAACCTTCTGCTTTATCTATGTCTAATTTCCACTGAAGGGTCTCTTGCTCTCTAGCACACTCCATCTTGAAGGTCATGTAGTCAACAAGTTTATCCTTATTTTCACTGACGGGGTATAGCTTGTTTAGCTTTAAATCTAGATCACGCCACAACCTGACGTTTATCTTAACGTCTTCCTCACACCTGTACTGGTACTCTTCTGGACTTAGGTTTTGCCAATCATCTATCTTAGGTTTAGGTACACCATACATTTCACCATACTGCGCTAGTCCATGCTTTTGTAAGTTGTGATTTATATACCAAGCTAAAGGTAAGGTATCTATAATCCTAGCATCTATCTTTATATCTAGAATCCTCTCTACTACAGGGACATCATATCTAACTATGTTGTGACCTATCACTGTGTCAGCGTTAAGAAAGAATGTTCTCATCTCTTCATAATCAAAAGTAGATTGTATCTCACCCTCTTCATTTGTGTAAGATAAGACGTGTATCTTTGTGGGGTTGAACCCATCTGTTTCTATATCAAATATACTCATTCGCACCATTCCGTTTCTTCTCTAATATCATAACTGAACCTCTCAAAGTCATCTGCTTGTTCTACTGTCTTATTGTATAGATTTTCAATTCTCTTTTTTGTACCTACAGCTACTACCTTATCCATATATACACCTTCACTTAAGTATACGTTTTTAGTTATTTCCCACTTACCAGTTTCTTTCCAATATCCCATTACTTTATCTCCGTTAACATAAATGTGTCTAAATCAAACGATAACCTACCTGCTTGCCCTTCTTCTGAACAAGGTCTATTCTTTTCTACCTTCAGGTAAGTTGTGTTACGCTCTTCCATATTGTCAGCTTCCTTATCTCTATGTAGATCAATAATAACAGACGCACGTTGTCCTATCATCTTACAATACTTTGGATCTCCGTTTTCATTGGTGTGGGCAATCGTTACAATGCCTACGTTAAGTTCTGCGGCTAACTTAGATAGTCGTATAGATAAATCAGCTAACATAGATTCTTTACTATCTTCTGATGTTCCTACAACTACATCTTGTATAGGTTCAAAGAATACAAACTTACAATCACAAGCCTGACTAAAGAATCTTATCTGATCTATGAGTTCGTCTGCACCTTGACCATCACCTAAGTAAAACTGATAGAAGTTTTCATCTTTAGTTATTTTACCTATAGCATCTCGTACAATGTTATCCGCTTGCTTTTCTTCTATCAAGTCACGTCTTGTTAAGTTGTCACCTGCCTCATACGACACAAGACCTAGCAGTGACCTTAATTTAGTCTCCTCTAAGTGCCATGCGGCAATAGGTATATCTTGCTGTAACATACTGTATTCCATGTACCTCATAAGCTCAGTCTTACCTATGCCTGTAGGTGCTTTAAATACTGTGAAGTGACCTTGCATCAAACCTAATATCTTATCGTCTAACGCCTCGATACCTGTCTTGTAGTATACATGCTCTGGAGTTTCATCGTATAACTTTAAGAATTGCTCAGACGTGTTGAGTATATTCTCTGGTGTATGCTTAGTAGGAATCCACCACATCCTCTTAAACTCAGATGTTTTCCCTGCCTGTAAAAAATCATTTGCATCTTTATATTCACCATGTTGCATACGATATACTTTGTTAGGGAATAATCTAGCCATACGATCAGCTACAGCATTACCTGCATCATCATTATCTACAGATAGTATGATCTTCTCGAAGCTACCTATCCACTCCTTACAGTTTTCCCATAGTTTCTTAGATGGTGTAGCTGAAGGCAACGACACTACAGGATTAAGGTATTGGTTTTGTATCATCTGGCAAACAGATAAAGCGTCTAGCTCCCCTTCTGTTATTGTAACCATCTTACTACACCCAGCAGGGTATAGGTTCATACCAAACAGTTCATCACCTTTAAAATTGCCTTTAGTATAGAAAACCTTCTCACCTAGTTTGCGTACCTTAATTCCCCCAGACGGGTATACATACTCTTGTCTGTCGTCATATGTGAGTACGTTATAATCTTGCATGGTACTCGCAGTTACACCTCTCAAGGCTTCATGCCTACCTTCTGAAATGTCTTCTATTCTTTTAGGTGTAAACTCTGTTACGTTCATATAGTTTCTTTCTGTATTAGTAGGATACTTATCTTCTGCCCAAGGGTACAAACCTATAGATTTGTGAGAATATTTACCTTCGCAAGAGTGACAGAATCCTACACCTTTTACTGTTTCATATGAAAAAGCGTCACTTGACCCACACGACACAAAAGGACAGGGCTGATGCTTTAAGTTGTTATCTTCATTTACTATAGTCATACTTATGTTCTTTCCTAAGACTTTTTTCTTATTCGTTATACGCTGTAGAAAAAAAACTTATGTTAATACTTATGTAGGTATTAATCTATAATGTCTGATTTCGTTAAATGTCAACATCACAAATTGTTACAATCTTGTTTTTTATTCTATTGATAGCCTGTTCGATAGCTTGCTTAGACACCCCAAGTACCTTAGAAGTATGGGTAAAGTTGTTGTTATTGTTGTGTAGACATACAAACACTTCCCACTCTCTTTTACTTAAGTGTTTCTTTAGAGCCTCTACAGCATTTTTTAGTTCGTAAGAGCCAAACAAGTCTTCGGCAGGTATCTGTACGTCTTCTAAGTCTACATACGTTGTAGTGTCTTCCTGTACTGCCTCACGACCACTCCTACCTTTTGGGTAGCTAAATTTAGATAGACCTACATTAACGTATTCAAACATAGCTGTTCTTGCACTATAGTATAACTTGTAGGGTTCAGTAATACCTTCAGATCTCATTTTTAAACATAGCACTACACCTTCAGAAACTATATCATCGTAGTCCTGATGGTTGTAGTACTTACTAGCTAACCTCTT